CACATTGGTTAGAAGAGGATGATTTTCGTAACAACGGTGGAGTGATGAATCACGAGACCATCGAAAGCATATCCAAGAGACGTAAACCATTCACAGTAGACTATACAGGTTTCGGATGGTTATTAATCAAGCACGGTGTATTTGAGCACGAAGGACTACCTTATCCATGGTTTGCACCAAAGATGCAGGTATTCGATTCAGGAGAAGTTCAGGATATGTGTGGAGAGGACGTTTCTTTCTGCTTAGATGCCAAGGAAGCAGGTTTTGAAATATGGTGTGATCCTCGTATAAGGGTTGGGCATGAAAAAACAAGAGTCATATAGTATATTTCTAAATGGCAAAGAAGTATTCTCTCATCTTTCCCAAGGAGAATACTTCGAACGTATGCAGGATTATGCAATTGAATTTTACCAGACTGGGCATCCCACTGAGGATGAATTAAAAACTGTTATCAACACGGAGGACTAATGGCAAAGGCAAAAACAGGACTAACAGGTGCTGATACAATAGAGTCAACACCGAAGAAGTCTCGTCAAGGAAGGGGCAAACACTCGAAATACTCGGCAACGTCCCGTAACTCGGCTCGCAAAAGATATAGAGGACAAGGAAACTAATAAGAGACCCCAACAGGGGTCTTTTTTATTTTGTCATGAATCTAGTATAAATAAATAAAAACTTTGTATATGGCGATTACAAGGATATCAAGATCATTCAAAGACATCAGTTTGTCTTTTGTGCCACATCCAGTGACAAAAGATCTTCCCATATTAAAAAATGAGAGTGCGATTCGTAGATCGGTAAGGAATATTGTAGAAACAATTCCTACTGAGAAATTTTTTAATTCAGATTTTGGGTCTGATGTATATAAAAGTTTATTTGACTTTGTTGATTTTGGTACTGCATCAATCATACAGGATCAAATTAAAACATGTATTGCCAATTTTGAACCAAGAGTAAATAATGTAATTGTGGAAGTAAATCCACAACCCGATGATAATTCATTTGAGTGTACAGTTATATTTGATATCATTGGTCAAGAATTTCCTACACAGGAATATTCATTCATATTAGAAGCAACAAGATAATCACATGGCTCTTACCAAATTTTCAAACTTAGATTTCGATCAAATAAAAACATCCATTAAGGATTATCTTAGATCAAACTCAAACTTCACTGATTTTGACTTTGAAGGGTCTAATTTCTCTGTTTTAATTGATACACTTGCATACAATACCTATATTACTGCATTTAACTCTAATTTAATCGTCAATGAGTCGTTTTTGGACTCTGCAACCGTTAGAGAGAACGTTGTATCCCTTTCTAGTAATATTGGATATACACCCCGTTCTAGGACGGCTGCAGTGGCACAGATAGATTTGGAGTTATCAGCACCAGCTGGAAGTGCAATTAACGCACTTACACTACAACCAGGATTGATTTGCACTGGAAATATATCTGATAGTTCATATATGTTCTCGATTGTAGATAAAATTAGTAGTTCTAACATTACTGGTAGTATAGATGATGGATGGGTATGTAAATTTCAAGGAATAAACATCTATCAAGGGTTATTTTTAAAGAAAAAGTTTGAATATGATGGTTCATTAGACCAAAGATTCATTTTAGATAACCCAAATATCGATACATCTAAGATAAGAGTCTATATTAGTAATGATATTTCCGAACTTGGACTCGAATATACGGCAGTAAGTAATATTGTTGGCATTAATAATAACTCTCGAATATTTTTTGTACGTGAAATACAGGATGAAAGGTATGAAATTAGGTTTGGTGATGGTATTTTTGGTAAAAAATTAGGCACTTATACTGGATCTGATGGCAAATACATCACTATTCACTATATGACAACTGATGGTAAGGATGGTAATGATGCACAATCATTTACATATTCTGGAATAGTATATAATCAGAATAATGTTTCTCAAAATATAACAAATGTTAAATTAACAAAGAAACATAACTCCCAAAACGGTTCTGATATTGAAGGTATTGATTCAATTAAATATTATTCACCATTAACCTATGCAGCACAAAATCGTGCCGTAACTCCTAGAGATTATGAGGCAATTATTAGGAAAATATATCCAAATACAGAATCAGTTGCAGTTGTTGGTGGGGAAGAATTGGATCCACCAGAGTTTGGAACTGTAAGAATAAGTATTAAACCAACAAATGGTAGTTATGTATCTAATTTCTCTAAAGCAAACATATTATCCAAGTTAAAACAGTATTCTGTATCGGGTATTAATCAAAAAATAGTCGATCTTAAGATATTATATGTTGAAATTGATACAAGTGTTTATTATAATGATTCATTTGTAAGTGAACCAGATAGTTTAAGGTCAAATGTGATAAGTACATTAACAGAATATTCAAAATCTGTTAATTTAAATCAATTTGGTGGTAGATTTAAGTACAGTAAAGTATTACAAACAATTGATGATACTGATCAAGCAATTACATCTAATATTACTAAAGTAAGGATTAGAAGGGATTTGCAAGTAAGAGTTAATCAATTTGCTCAGTATGAATTATGTTTTGGTAATGAATTTCATGTAGATTCAAAAGGATTTAATATTAAATCTACTGGATTTAGAATTCCTGGAGAAACTTCTACTGTATATTTGACAGATGTTCCAAAAGAAGATCGTAAAACAGGAGCAATTGCTATAATTAAACCAATTAGTGCAAATGAATCAAGAGTTGTTGTTGGTAATGCTGGTACTGTTGATTATATTAAGGGAGAAGTTTTATTAACTACGGTTAAAATAGTCTCAACATCTAAACCAAATGATGTAGTTGAAATACAAGCATTCCCAGAATCCAATGATGTTGTTGGATTAAAGGATTTATATCTCTCATTTAGCATATCTGAAAGTACAATAAATATGGTAAGAGATGTTATTGCATCTGGAGATGAAATTTCTGGTGTTAAATTCACTAAAGATTTCTATACATCAAGTTATTCTAACGGGAAAATAACAAGAGAGTAGTATGATACAAACAGGATTTGAAAGTAGAGTAAAGATTCAAGATATTATATCGAATCAACTTCCAAATTATATTTTGGATGAGAGTCATCTTACGTCTGATTTTCTTAAACAATATTATATTTCACAGGAATATCAAGGTGGTCCTATTGACCTTTCTGATAATCTGGATCAATATTTAAAATTAGATAATTTAACTCCCGATGTTATAATTGATTCTACTACCACAGTTGGTATTACTACTGTTGGTGCTAAAACAATTAGTGTTAGCAGTACAAAAGGATTCCCAAATCAATATGGTTTGTTGAAGATTGGTGATGAGATAATAACTTATACTGGAAGTACAACTAATACATTTACAGGTTGTGAACGTGGATTTAGTGGGATTACAACTTATCATCATTCTTTAAATAGTGAAGAATTAGTATTTTCAACCTCAAATGCTGCAGAACATAAGGAAAATGCAAATATTCAAAATTTGAGTTCTTTATTTCTTAAAGAATTTTATAAAAAAACCAAAAGAACATTTACTCCTGGATTGGAAGGATCTGATTTTACTCCTACTTTAGATGTTGGTAATTTTATAAGAGAAGCAAGATCTTTATATGATACTAAGGGTACTGATGAATCGTTCAGAATATTATTTAATGTTCTTTATAATGAAAAACCAGAGATTCTAAAATTAGAAGAAAAATTAATTAAACCGTCTTCTGCAGAATATGTAAGAAGAAGAGTTGCTATTGCAGAACCAATTAGTGGTGATCCATTAAAATTGGAAGGAGAATCTATATTTAAAAGTAAATTAAACACTAATATTAATGTTTCAGTATCACATGTAGAACCATTTAATAGAATAGGAATAGGAACTTATTATAAATTTGAATTATTTGTTGATAATACTGGATCTGACGATATTTCTAATAATTTTACCGTTATTCCAAATACAAAAGCAATAGAAAATGTTAATAATGGTTCATCTGTTATTACAGTAGATTCTACAATTGGATTTACTACTTCAGGTATTATAATATCTGGTATTAATAGTATTACATATACAGATAAAACTGTAAACCAATTTTTAAATTGTACTTGGGCAGATAATTCTACTGGAATTGGAACAGCAGATAATATAAGATCTGATGATTATTATTATGGTTATGAAAGTGGTGATATAACAAAAGAGGTTAGATTAAGATTTACAGGTGTAATATCAGATTTTATTCAGGATGGATCTTTAATTGTTGCCGAAAATGATATTATGGAGGTAAAATCCATTGGCGATAAGGTAGAAAATCCACAAGATAATAAGAGTTATAAGCAAATATTTGCAAATTCGTGGATTTATAATACCAGTTCATCTTATAAAATGAAAGGTGCTGAAGGGGCAAATGAATCAGCGACTTTTTATACTACTATTGATAGATCTAGTTTAAAATATGGAGATAGAATAGAAGTTGTTGATGATACACTTAATAAAGTAATATGGCCAATTAATGATACTATCCCATATGTGAAATCACCAATTGAATATGGAAGTAATTCTGTTAGTATTGAAAACTTTTTTAGCAATGAAGAATGGAATAAGTATAAAGGTGACAATCTGTCTATAAGAAGAAAGATAAAAACAGCAAATAGTTTAACAACTCCTATTCAATTTGGTAATGATGTAGTAACTTCTGATGTTCAGAATGTATATTTTGATAATGATAGTGCATATGTAACATCAAATTCTTTACCATCTTATAGTCCTGATGGTATTTTTCCATATAATACACAAATAACATCTGAAGTTATATCTTCTGAATTAAATCTTACTCATGATGGTAGTGATGGAAGGTTAATTGATAAGATTGATGTTGATAACAACTTATATACTACTATTGAATTTGCTAATGATGTTAAATTTGAGACAGGAGATAAAATTTTCTATCAACCATCAGCATCTCCTTTAGTTGGTATAGAAACTGGTATATATTACGTTGGTAAATTTTATTTGAATGACAAAACAGAAAAGTATGAATTAGTTCCATCTGGAAATCCAAAAGACAGTAAAACAATTAAATTATATGGATCTAATTCAGGTATTCTATTAGATCGATATATTAAATTATCTCCACCACTAGAAGAGAATGATGGTGCCCATAAATTTACATTATATTCCCAAAAATCTGGAATTATTGGACCTCAAAAATTATTAAAGAAATTTCCATTATCACCAAATATTAAAAATGGAGATAAAGTAGAAACTACTTTTGGTGGTATTGGTATGTTAATTAATGGTGTTGAAATAGAAAATTATAAGTCATTAGATAGACTTTATTATGGTCCAGTGGAATCAGTATCAGTATTGAATGGTGGTAGTAATTATGATGTTATAAATCCACCAGATATAAAAATATCTGGTACTAATGCTACACCTGCACTTGTTCAACCAGTATTGAAAGGGTCAATAGATAAAATTTATATTGAAAAACAAGATTTTGATATTGATAAAATTGTTTCTATAGGAGTTACTGGTGGTAATGGTAGTGGATATTCTTTAGAACCAATACTTAAACAAAGATCTAGATCAATATCTTTTAGTGCTAAATCAACTAATTCTGGTGGTGGTATTAATACATCACTTATAGGTGATGATGTAGGAAAAATTACATTTGACGATGTTCATTATCTTGAAGAAGGTGAAGCAATAAGATACCAATCAATGGGTAATCCATCTCCAACTATTGGTAATGTAGCAGACGGGTTATCTCTAAATAATTTTTCAATATATTACCCACAATTTATTAATGCCTATACAATCAGATTATTTGAAACAAAAGAAGATCGTGTTGCGGGAATTAATACAGTTATATTCAATGGAGTTGCTGGATCTGGATCTCAAAAATTTAGTACAGTTAAGTTAAAAAATACTTTAGTTGATATTAAGGTAGTAGATGGTGGTCAATTTGAAAATAGAAAATTATTAGTTAATCCATCAGGAATATCAACAAATTATAATACTATTACTTTCGAAAATCATGGTTTTAATAGTGGGGAATTAATTGAATATTCTTCTGTAGTTGGTCTTGGTAGTACTGAACCTAGAAATATTGAGGGATTATCAGTATCAAAACAATATTATATTCTTAAAAAGGATGATAATTCTTTCAATTTATGTGATGCTGGTATTGGAGGTACAATATCATCTAATTATATTTCTGGAAATATAGTTGGTTTAGGTTCTACTGGTACTGGATATCAACAATTTAAGTACCCTGATATTAAAGGTGTTGTGAATATAATTCCTGCAGGTACGGAAGGATCTTCTGGAATTACAAGTACTATTACAATAACAACTTCTATTAAAGGATCTGTTACTGATTTATATCTTTATAATAATGGAACTGGATATGGGACAACAATTTTTAATATTAAATCAGATCCTACTTTTATTATTAAAACAGGAGAACAAGCTGCATTAACTCCAAATGTTCTTAATGGTCAAATAGATTCAGTAAATATTGGATTTGGTGGTAGGGAATATTTTTCAATACCAGATTTAAGAGTAATAGATCCTACAGGAAAGGGTTCTGGAGCAGAAATTAGAGCAATTGTAACTGATCAAAAAATTACTGGAGTTGAAATTTCCAATCCTGGTATTGGTTATTCAACAGGTTCTTCAATTTTAGTTGAACCAGCAGGACAAAACTTAAAATTATCAGCAAATGTTAGATCACTTACAATTAATAATCAATATAAATATGGTAATTCTAGGTTAGTAGATACTGAAAATAATTTAAAATATTCTGTGATTGGATATGATCCAATTATATTTGATGAGTTTGATGTGGAGGGTGAACCAAATGGTGTTTCTGGTATCATTGGATGGGCATATGATGGAAATCCAATATATGGACCATTTGGATTAGACAATCCAAATGATAGTCCATCAAAGACAACATCTGTAAGGAGGATGGAATCTGGATATGTTAAAAATACTAGTAAAATTATTGATAGACCTGTAGGATTTGACGCTGGATTTTTTGTTGAGGACTATGAATTTGTTGGTGGTAAAGATCTTGATGAATATAATGGTAGATTTGAAAGGACTGTAGATTTTCCTAATGGTGTTTATGCTTATCATGCAGTTATAAACTCTGGTGATTTTCCAGTATTTCCATATTTTATAGGAAATTATTATAGATCATTACCAAT